TTAACGCTGGTATGTAATCATTCTGGCAATGCTTAATGCCGCTGCTTTTTCCAGCCTGGTGATATCCTGCTCCAGAGCGGACAGATTTTCAGCCTGCTTAGCCCTGGCTTCATTGGCCCATTTCAGATCCTGCGCTGCATTAATTTTCTGGCGCATCCACTCATAAAGTTCATCATCGGTATAGTCTGGCGCGATGATGACGGGTTCTCGTTTCTGCATACTGATTCCTCGCGGTGCTGCTTCGCTTATCAGCCGTTAGATTTTGCCGAGCTGGAAAGCGCCTGTTTAAACTCACTGAAGCTGAGAGCTTCTTCGCCTTCGGCAAGGCCTTCGAAGTATTCTTCGTAAGCCTTTTCCATGATTGTGTCGAAATCCATATCACTCACCTGAGTTTCTTTCCAGCCAGCGACGGGCACCATTTTCGGTTTTAAACGTTTTGCTTTTGGTATGCGTCATCGCGGTGAATGTGCCGTCCTGGTTGGGAAACACGCCGTACACCAGAGATTCGTTGTTGCCAAGATCGATAGTATCCATGTTGACCTCATTTCCCCTTAACGCCGGGGTAGCGGAACAAAAACCTGCTGCATAGTTATTAAAGTTGAACCCTGCCGTCATGTTCTTACGCCTCGGGCTGGCTACTTAACCCCTGACCACTGCCTGGTAACTCGAAGTATTGCCCTGCATTCTGTGGGGTGGGGTGAGGGAATGAATGAAGTTTAGAAAAATGAACTTTTCAGGTCAATGTTTTTTTATCAAAACATTTTAAGCAGGCAGCTGTTAAGCCATCACCACGATGGCATACAGTTAATCAAATAGATGAGGTTGGTTAAATATCTTGTTGAATTTTAAAGCATACGCCCAATATGCAAGATAGATCATCCAGCATAATTGAAGGGTAGCGAGGATTCGTGGGGACTAAAAGAATATCCGGCCCTTCTATCTCCAGTTTACGAATGACAGGTGTTGTGGTCCCTTTGGGTAAGGCAAGGACAATATTTCCTGGTTGTACGGTTCGATCGGGATCAACAAAAACTGTTGAACCATTTGGGATGGAAACCCCCCCACCAGATGTTGACATACTGTCACTCTCTAGAACAACTGCAAAGGTATTGGCCGGGATTTCTCCGACAAGCTGCACACAAGAGGTTATTGAGGAATTTTTCATATAATCACTCCAGCTTGCTGCCTGCTGAAGTGATAGTAGCGGAACCGTTTTTATCGGCGGTAAAGATAGATCAAGCGAATCACCTGTATTTAACTCTCCTCCATTAAGAAGCCAATTTTCGTTTACTTTCAATATCTTTGCCAGTGAACTTATGTAACGCGAGGACGGCGCTCCTCCACCGTTCATCCATTGACTTACGGAGCCTTTTGATGCGCCAGTGGCATTGACAAGGTCTTTGCCTTTCAGGTTTAGCGCATGCATACGTTGGGTTATGCGTTCAGATATTGTTTGCTTGCTCATGTTTTGATTTTAAAACACAGATGGTTTTGTTTCTTGACTTTCTTTGGTTTTGATTATTAAACTTTTGGCGTTCAGTTTTATGGAGCGACTCATGAAAAAATCAGAAGTATTAGGCTATTTTGGCGGAGTTGTTAAAACAGCCGCAGCTCTAGGAACGTCAAAAACCACAGTCAGCATGTGGGGGGAAGAGGTTCCGTGGAAATGGGCGTTGCTAATTCAGGCAGTCACTGCCGGGGCGCTCAAATATGAGTTACACATACCGACGGTTGTCATTCCCGGTTCTGATCATAATCCGCCTTCTAACCAAGGGGGGATTCATGAAAATCAAGCATGAACACATCCGCATGGCGATGAATGCCTGGGCGCGTCCTGATGGCGAAAAAGTTCCAGCAGCTGGAATAACCCAGGCTTATTTTGAGTTGGGTATGACGTTTCCTGAACTGTATGACGACAGCCATCCGGAAGCCTTGGCTCGCAATACCCAGAAAATTTTCCGCTGGGTAGAGAAAGACACCCCTGATGCAGTTGAAAAAATTCAGGCGTTGTTACCAGCGATCGAAAAGGCAATGCCACCTTTGCTGGTGGCCAGAATGCGCAGCCACAGTTCAGCTTATTTTCGGGAGCTGGTGGAGACGCGGGAGCGATTGGTGAGAGACGCTGATGATTTTGTCGCAGTGGCAATCGCCGGTTTCAATCAGATGAACCGTGGTGGCCCGGCAGGAAATGCTGTGGCAGTACATTGACTGACAATAGCCATATCGAATCGCTTCCGGCAACTCGTGAGTAAAAAGATTCGGTATCAGAAGAGGTGAGTATGGCTAACGCTTGGCTCAGATTATGGCATGACATGCCAAATGACCCTAAGTGGCGAACAATTGCCAGGGTGTCAGGGCAGCCAATTGCAACAGTGATGGCAGTGTATATCCACCTCCTGGTGAGCGCGTCACGAAATGTCACGCGAGGTCACATTGATGTCACGACAGAAGATTTGGCAAGTGCGCTCGACGTGACAGAAGAGGTAATTGATTCAATTTTGCAGACGATGCAGGGGCGGGTACTTGATGGTGATTTAATCACTGGATGGGAAAAACGCCAGGTGCTTAAAGAGGACAACGGCAATATTTCGCAAACCGCAAAATCTCCTGCAGAGCGCAAGAGGGCGCAGCGAGAGAGGGAAAGAAAGCGGGAACAAAATGGCGATTGTCACGGCGCGTCACGAAATGTCACGCACATGTCACGACGAGTCACGACAGATAAAGATACAGATAAAGATACAGATCAAGAAGATCAAAACACTATGGTCCATGGCGTAAAAAACGCCACGAACCAGGCAGGGGATGTTCAGACCGTCAATCTTGGTCAGCCAGCAGGCACGACACCGGAAGCCGATTCAGCGTATGCGCTGAAAGCCGATTCGGGCGCTGTGCAGCAGGTGATGACCGCAAGGCCGGAGCAATCACACCAACTGCAGCAGCCTGAAGCCGATTCCGCCATTCAGCGGGAAGCCGATCGGGTAGTCCCGGAAAACACCGGGCAGCCTGTGGGACGAGTAGATTATCCGGATGTGTTCGAACAGGTCTGGCGGGAATACCCGTTGCGTGCTGGGGCAAACCCGAAGAAATCCGCTTTCAGTGCCTGGAAGGCCAGATTACGCGAGGGGGTGCCACCAGAGGCCATGCTGGATGGTGTGAGGCGTTACGCAAGATACCTGGCGGCTACCGGGAAAACGGGAACGGAATTTGTTCAGCGAGCGACGACGTTTTTTGGACCGGACCGGAATTTTGAAAACCCCTGGTTTCTCCCGGTAAGCAGTACGAACAACCAGCGTTGTGTGAATCATATTTCTGAACCGGATACCGAAATTCCACCGGGCTTCAGGGGGTAAGTGTGTATTTCTGGTCATGAGGTAATTTTCAGGAGGGCTTGTGGCAAAAGTTTTTACACAAGAAGAGCGGGAAAAAATTAAAGGGCAGGTTCTTGAACTCGTACGCCAGAGTGGGCGCGAGACGTTACGACAACTGGAAGCTAAAACTGGGGCAACAAGATATCTGATGAGCGTTCTGGCCAGAGAGCTGGTTGCCAGTGGCGATGTATACAACTCTGGTTACGGGTTATTCCCGTCTGAACAGGCGCGTAAGGACTGGCAAAATGCCCGTAAAAAGCTCTCAAGGGCAAAGCTGAAGAAACCATCTGCGGTTGATCCGGACCTTATCTGGTCATTACCTGATGGAGAAATACGTCGTTACGACAGGCGTCATAATATAATTTGTACTGAGTGTCGTAAAAGCGAAGTTATGCAGCGGATATTGTCGTTTTATCAGGGGGATGTTCGGTATTTTTTGAAGTGACGAGATTAAAGTGCATTAGTTCAGATGTAAATTGACATTTTGTGGCACAGGGTAGAGCTAGCGTGGTTGTCCGCTTTGTGCCAAAAGCAGACATTGATAACATTGAGATATGTTAATTTATAGGGAGCAGCTCAAGGCCCACTGGAACTTCCAGTTTTTGCCCCTGAAACCGTTCCCAATGAGCACTTCCATCTGAAGACTGCGCAGTCTTAGTTTTCGTTGCCTTTAGTTTATCCCTTTATGATACCGATAAAAACTTTGTTGCAATTTCTGCTGCCGTTTTCTCCATGCTGGGATATACAGTGCTTTCGGATATATTAAGCTGCGCCAGCTCTTCCAGAATTTTATTTTTGTTCGCTATCTCCACTCTGTTAAGAGGAAACTCAGCATCTGTTTCCGGTAAAATGGGATCAAGTCCGAACAGAAGAAAAGCTCCTGCCTGAGATTGTATGCGTTCATTATTTATTTTAGCCTTAAGGAAAACAACTTTCCTTAAGTTATCAGGAATTATTCTGTTTCTGAAATATGATTTTTCATTCTGTATAAGGTCTGCAAGTTTATCCGTGAGTTCAGATAACTCCATATTACCTTTTCTGGAATCAGAGGAGGACAATTTTTCCAACTCTTCGTAAGATAAAAGTGATAAGTTTGCTATACAGCTCACTGTATCTGAGTCGAAATATTTAATTTTCTTTCTATTTGTTGAAAACGAAATCACCTGTCCGTTTTCATCGGGGTTCGAACAGCAAGCAAAATATAATGCTATCAGTGGGTTAGATGTAATGTCTAAGAGTCTTGTAGGCAAGCCATAATGCTGCATGCGGACAAGTTTATCAATCGTAAATTTATCCTCCTTAAATTCATTTGGTCTTGCGCTGAGTATTTCACGTACTAAATCAGATTCTGAAGCAAGATGCCTGTACGTCCCGTTTTGATTTTTTCTGTAAAGAGAGGGGACAAGCTCATATGAGCTTTTAGAGTGTCCACGATAAAAGGTAATGAGACCATCACGAAAGTTTTTCTTTATGAAATTAAGATAATCTATAATATTCTCGACTACTGGGTATGTTTGTTTTTTTAATTTGATTGTACCTTTCAGTTGGCTATTTTGTTTGTTTAAACCAAGTGATTCCAGAACAATATTTAAATCCTTATTTTTTACTGCCCAATGTGTACGACTTAACCCGAAAGATCCTAGCCCTAGGGTTTCTTTATATAATGTCGTTTGGGGATTCGTTATTTCTCCAAAATTATGATTAATCTTGAAAGAAAATAAAATATCGCCACCATCTTTACGTAAGTTTCTTATTTCCCCAAGTCTGATCCTGATGTACTTGTTTGTATCATATTCATCATCTTTTGTATAAGTTTCGGTCATGAACAATACTGGTAGCTTGGCGAGTTCTCTTAAGGTATCGGGTCTTATTGGTGTTAATTTACTGTAAATATCGCTTGGGGTGCCTTCCAGCATGCGGGACATCGAGAATCTTTCCTCGCCTTCTTTAAGCCCAGGGTCCATACACGGCCAGCGGTCAAAAACGTCCGGTTCTCCGGCCATGATTAAGCTAAACATCGCAATCTCCTAAATTTACTTGCTAAAGTCAGTGTACTTTTATCATGTTGCTTCATTGTGTATGAAAGTAACATTGGTTGTCCATGCTCGTTTGTCTCTCATAATTCACAAATTTGCGAATATTTTTTATAAAAAATTCAAAACAGATAGGTTGACACAATCAAAATTCACAAAGGGCACCTGCTTCTAATGTGGTTACGGCCCGATCATACGGGCAATGTCTTTCCATTATTGAAAACTCCGGGATCAACCATGATATATGAAGTCTCTTGCTATCCAGTTAAGTAAATGTCTGCTTCTCGCTCAAAGCGGGCTAGAAGGTTAGCTTGCGTCGGACTTGGCGTATTTAAAGAAGTGCTGGTGGTGACAGGTTATTATGTTCCATTTCTACAGAACAAAATCACAGAAACTATACCCAATAGTTGTATTGAATCACTGACGAGACATCCTCATATTTATCAGGACTGGTGTACGTCCAATACAGGAGGTTGTGGTGCTGGTTCTCAAATGTGCGCTGGCTATTGCTGCTGTAATGGCAATTTATTGCCTTGCTGTTGTTCTTATGGATCGCCTTTCTGATTGATTTTATATTGGCGAGGTGACGTGAGTTAAGTAGAATTGCTGCGGGTGCTTGAGGCTATCTGCCTCAGGCATGAACACCAAAGGCAGATAGAGAAAAGCCCCAGTTAACATTACGCGTCCTGCAAGACGCTTAACATTAATCTGAGGCTCAATCTATGAACGGCAAATCTAGGTTAGCCTCTTACGTGCCGAAAGGCAAGGAGAAGCAGGCTATGAAGCAGCAAAAGGCGATGTTAATCGCCCTGATCGTCATCTGTTTAACCGTCATTGTGACGGCACTGGTAACGAGGAAAGACCTCTGCGAGGTACGAATCCGAACCGGCCAGACGGAGGTCGCTGTCTTCACAGCTTACGAACCTGAGGAGTAAGAGACCTGGCGGGGGAGAAATCCCTCGCCACCTCTGATGTGTCAGGCATCCTCAACGCACCCGCACTTAACCCGCTTCGGCGTTTTTTCCGTTGATTAACTCTAGTTATTAGAGAACCGAACTTTTATTGATGGGGCAGGGAGATGAAGAAACTTGTTTTAGTCGCAGGTGTAATGATTGCAACAGTAATGTTGGGAGGGTGTGCAGCAAAGGTCGATCCAGCGTTGAAAGCAGAAGCAATGAAGCCACTAACATGTAATGATGAAAAGCAATGTGACTTTTATTGGAAACGAGCGCAATTCTGGTTGGCTAATAATTCCTCATGGAAAATTCAAACGGCGACAGACACGCTAATTTCCACTTATAATCCCTCTCCAAATAGTCCATTCCTCGCTTATCAAGTGAGTAAAATGCCAAATGAAGATGGATCCTCAAGAATTTTCATCAAGCCTTTTTGCGATAATATGTTTGGCTGTCAACCAAACCCCTATCAGGCAGTTGTTTCCTTTAAAAACTTCGTTAAAACAGGGCAGTAGTGTATAGCTTGGACGATAAATTATTAGTGAAAACGCCGTAAACCCTCACCCAATGTGGACTAAGCCTATCAAACATGACTGTGATGATTAGTCCGTAGTTGTTGCCTATGAAATCTGGATTGAGTCAGGGTTTAATCCAATAATTATTCTATCGTTCCTTTACAAGTCTGGTATATTACTTTCAGTTTGTTTTAGCATACCCGCTTCGGCGGGTTTTGTTTTTTCCTGGCATTCTGGTTTACAATTCGCACGCCAGCCTGAACAACTGGCACCTGCTGCGCCAGCAGAGACAACCGATGGCGCACGATACCAAATTACACAATTCTGATGATTCTGCCGTCTTTGCCAGCAGGCACGGGCGACGTTCCCGCACTTTCAAATCTGACTGGTTCCAGCATGACCCATGTACTGAAGAACAGGCCGAATGGCTAATTCATAACTATCGCAGACGCGGATACGAGATTAAGAAAGCCCTCAGCCTCGATTATCGTCACTGGATAATCTATGTCAGGCTCCCTTATTCCGAACGCCCACCGCGCCCATCCCGCACATACCAGCAACGGATCTGGAGGTAACGTGCGGATATTACTTCGACCTGTTCTGGTACCGGAACTCGGGCTGGTGGTCCTTAGGCCGGGCCGTGAATCCATGCAAGTATTTCATAACCCTCGAGTGCTGGTGGAGCCTGAACCGAAAAGCATGCGCGGTCTGCCGTCCGGAGTCGTCCCTGCCGTTCGCCAGCCGCTGGCGGAGGATAAATCATTACTGCCATTTTTCAGCGATGAGCGGGTGATTCGTGCTGCTGGCGGCGCTGGGGCACTGTCTGACTGGCTGTTGCGTCATGTCAAATCCTGCCAGTGGCCTCATGGTGACTATCATCACAGTGAAATCGTCATACATCGTTACGGTACCGGCGCGATGGTGTTGTGCTGGCACTGCGACAACCAGTTGCGTGACCAGACATCCGAATCACTCGGGCAACTTGCTCATCAAAACCTGTCAGCATGGATGATTGACGTCATACGCCATGCAATGAATGGCACGCAGGAGCGGGAATTGTCGCTGGCTGAATTATCCTGGTGGGCGGTCTGCAATCAGGTGGCGGACGCGCTTCCGGAGGCAGTATTACGTCGTTCTCTGGGGTTACGTGCGGAAAAAATCCGCTCCTTGTACCGCGAAAGCGACATCGTACTGGGAGAGCAGACCGCCACCAGCATACTGAAGCAGCGCACAAAAAATCTTGCGCCGTTGCCTCATGCCCACCAGCAAAACCCGCCACAGGAAAAGACGGTGGTCAGCATTGCCGTTGATCCGGAGTCACCGGCTCAGTATCTCCAGCGCCAGAAACCACAACGGGAAGAGATGCCTGTATACACGCGTTGGGTAAAAACGCAGAAATGCATGACGTGCGGTAATCAGGCAGATGATCCGCATCACATCATTGGTCATGGACTGGGAGGGATGGGAACAAAGGCTGATGATTTGTTTGTTATTCCGCTGTGCCGTAAATGTCATAACGAACTGCACGCCGGGGTAAAAGATTTTGAAGAAAAACACGGCAGCCAGCTGTTGTTGCTGATTCGTTTTTTAATGCACGCGAGAAATTCGGGTGTCCTGAAGTGGAAAGCATGAATGACTGAACGCATAGAATTTGTTTTGCCTTACCCGCCGACGGTGAATACCTACTGGCGACGTCATGGCAATACGTATTTCATCTCGGAAGCCGGAAAGCGTTATCGCCGTGATGTGGCGCTAATTGTTCGCCAGCAGCGGCTGAAATTAAGCCTGTCCGGAAGGCTGGCGATAAAGATTATTGCAGAGCCACCGGATAAGCGCCGCCGCGACCTGGACAATATCCTGAAGGCACCACTGGATGCGCTGACGCATGCCGGACTACTTATAGACGACGAGCAGTTTGATGAAATCAATATTGTGCGCGGTCAGCTCGTTCCTGGTGGGCGGCTGGGGATAAAAATCACAGAACTGGAGTGCGCATGAATAACCAGTATTTACAGTTTGTGCGTGAGCAGCTCATTATCGCCACCGCTGATTTGAGTGGGGCAACAAAAGGTCAGCTTGAAGCCTGGCAAGAGAATGCCATGTTCGATACAGGGCGTTACAGGCGAAAAAAAATCCGGTACCGCGATGAAGTGACTGGAAAAATGATAACGCGGGATAATCCACCAATCCCGGGAAAGCAATCGCTGGCGAAGGGGACGTCAATTCCTCTGGTCAGTCCGGTTGAGTTTTCGACATCATCGTGGCGGCGGGCTGTTCTGTCTCTTGAAGAACATCATAAAGCCTGGTTGTTGTGGTGTTACAGCGGGAGTATTTGTTGGGAATATCAGATCGCGATAACACAGTGGGCGTGGAATGAATTTAATACTCAATCCGGTACCAGAAAAATTGCAGGGAAAACGCAGGAACGCCTGAAAAAATTAATCTGGCTGGCGGCGCAGGCAGTAAAAGCAGAACTTTTTGGTGGGGAAGGTTATGAATACCAGGAGCTGGCATTACTGGCGGGAGTGACAACTAAAAACTGGTCCAAAACATTTACTCGTCACTGGGTTGCAATGAAACACATTTTTCACCGACTTGATAGTGAGGCTTTATTGTTTGTAATGAGAACACGTTCAAAACAAAAGGCGGCATTTTCAAAGCAAAGTATTGCAAAAGTAGATTGAAAGGCATATATTTCATGCAAATCTGATATTTTGCCGATTTTGTACGTGATGGCAAAAGCAAACAAAACCCGCCCACAAGCGGGTTTTTTGTGCCACTTATCTCGGATAGACATGGTGAATGCGCTAGTGGAGGAGATAAGGGTGATTTTTGAATGCTTGCAACATTGATTTCGTAACGTTATTATCCTGCGCCCGGCCCTTTAGCTCAGTGGTGAGAGCGAGCGACTCATAATCGCCAGGTCGCTGGTTCAAATCCAGCAAGGGCCACCAGCCGCCACTAGCTCATCAGGAAAGAGCGTCAACCCTTTAAGTTGAGTGTGCGAGGTTCGAGTCCCCGGTGGCGGTCCAGTGCCGACTTAGCTCAGTAGGTAGAGCAACTGACTTGTAATCAGTAGGTCACCAGTTCGATTCCGGTAGTCGGCACCATATGCGGGCATCGTATAATGGCTATTACCTCAGCCTTCCAAGCTGATGATGCGGGTTCGATTCCCGCTGCCCGCTCCAGTTAGAGTCTTTCAGTCTGCGATGATGGGAAATCCCGGAGTGACTGAAAGACGTTTAAGTTATGAATGATCGCTTTTTTTGCAAAATTGCTGTGCAGAAATACTAACCTTCGGGCAGGCGATCATTCATAAGCACTCTGCTTTTATTCCGATTAACTGTGGGTGGTTTGTTGGATAGAGTGCTTCCCTTACTGTATATATCGTTTCGCCCGCTTTTGCGGGTTTTTCTTTTCAAATCCCTTTCATTTCTCAGTGTAAAACTACGCCATCCGTTATTTGCGGAGGTGAGGCTATGAAATCCATGGACAAAATTTCAACGGGCATTGCCTACGGCACCTCCGCAGGCAGTGCTGGCTACTGGTTTTTACAGTGGCTTGATCAGGTCAGTCCGTCACAGTGGGCTGCGATTGGTGTACTGGGGAGTCTGGTTCTGGGCTTCCTGACTTATCTGACAAATCTGTACTTCAAAATCAGAGAAGACAAGCGTAAGGCTGCACGGGGAGAGTAATTCAATGACTCAAAACTATGAACTGATTGTGAAAGGGATCCGCAATTTTGAGAATAAAGTTACGGTAACTTTAGCGTTACGGGACAAAAAACGCTTTGACGGCGAAATTTTTGACCTGGACATCTCGCTGGACCGTGTTGAAGGTGCCGCGCTGGAGTTTTATGAGGCAGCAGCCAGAAGGAGCATCAGACAGGTCTTCCTGGATGTTGCTGCCGGGTTATGTGAAGGGGATGAGCAGTCGCCGGAAAAGCGCCCCGTAATTTTAGAGGCGCAGAATGTGTGGATAACCTACAAAGGAAAGCTACCAGGAAGAATTACTGGTTCTCTGAAGACGCCACCGACGGCATTGCGGTCAGAAAAAGATGATATTGAATCGCCCATTGAAAAACTGGAGGGCAGCGTCGCTGATCTGAATAAAAAATTGTCGGTGCTGATCCCTTCTGAAGATGAAAAAAAACGCCGCGATGAGCAGTTTGCGGCGTTTTACGATTATTGCATTGAAGTTACTCGCAGGAATTTTGTGAAGATTTTTGAGGAGGGTAAATCTCTTCAGTAAGCTTAATGGCGGACGCTGCAATTAATTCAGGAAGGTCCGCAAGGTCATCTGTCAGTGGATATGATGAAAAATCGGCGGCAGTTCTGTTAAGAAGCGCTTTAACTAATTCCTTTTCCTTCTCCGGCAACAAGTTGATTAGAGCTACGACTGCTTGCCTGAGTGCGATTAAATCAGCAAAAGTTTGTTTTGGTAGATTTGTGTAATCCATAGTCACCTCTGTGTTTATCAGATTGACATCCTCCTCCCGCCAGTGCCCATCACTGGTGAGGTAAGATTTAACATATCCGGGGATTTGAAGCCGATAAATCCTGATAAATATCCATGAACGTAAAAATCAGATACAGCCTGTCGGCTGCTGTTCTGGCACTGATTGCCGCCAGTGCTCCTGCCCCTGACATTCTCGATCAGTTTCTGGATGAAAAAGAGGGGAATCACACCACTGCATACCGCGATGGCTCCGGCATATGGACCATCTGTCGGGGAGCAACGATGGTGGACGGTAAACCTGTTATTCCGGGAATGAAACTGTCGAAGGAAAAATGCGCCCAGGTTAACGCCATTGAGCGGGATAAGGCGCTGGCATGGGTGGAGCGCAATATAAAAGTTCCACTGACCGAGCCACAGAAAGCCGGTATCGCGTCATTCTGTCCCTATAACATTGGCCCTGGTAAGTGTTTTCCGTCGACGTTTTATAAGCGGCTTAATGCCGGTGATCGTAAAGGCGCATGCGAGGCGATTCGCTGGTGGATAAAGGACGGTGGACGTGATTGCCGCATTCGTTCAAATAATTGTTACGGTCAGGTTATTCGTCGTGACCAGGAGAGTGCATTAACCTGCTGGGGGATAGAACAGTGAATCAGATATTCACGGTGATTTTGCTCGTGTTGGTAGGATTTGTCGTAGGTAATGTCTGGAGCGACAGAGGATGGCAAAAAAAATGGGCGGAGCGTGATGCTGCCGAATTATCTCAAGAGGTAAATGTCCAATTTGCTGCTCGAATAATTGAACAGGGGCGAAGTATATCCCGTGATGAGGCTGTTAAAGATGCACAACAGAAAGCCGCTGAAATTTCTGCCAGGGCTGCTGATCTGTCTGATAGTGTTAACCAGCTGCGTGCCGAAGCAACAAAATATGCCATACGCCTTGACGCAGCGCAGCATACCGCAAATCTTGCCGCTGCCGTCAGAGGCAAAACAACCAAAGCCGCCGAAGGAATGCTCACCAACATGCTCGGAGATATTGCAGCAGAAGCTCAGCTTTATGCTGAAATTGCTGACAAACGCTACATCGCAGGAGTGACTTGTCAACGGATTTATGAATCTTTAAGAGATAAAAAATATCAGATGTAGATTAATATTAAATCGGATTATTTTTAGCGCTGAATGTGAAATTTAAATAAAAAGGACTCTTCCATGAGTCAAAATCCTTGAAATCTTAAGGGTAAGATAAAAGGTCATTAGACAGAATGACACGTTTTATTAATAAATAAAGCTATTGTTTCATTCGTGTGTTTTTCTTTACAAAAGTAATCCTTGCTATGGTTGGTTAATCATGCGTTAATGGTGTTCTGGTTTGTTACAAAATTATCTGAAGCAGTCATTGTTATAATTTTATTATTTGTACCTCTTGAGATTTTCTTGTTGGTTTTTCTCTCTGATATTTTTTTTCGGACCATTCTGCCCAAGGGCTAACTTCTTCAAAAGGTAATAATGATGTCTAACAAAATGACTGGTTTAGTGAAATGGTTTAACCCTGAAAAAGGTTTTGGTTTCATCACGCCGAAAGATGGTAGCAAAGATGTGTTTGTGCATTTCTCAGCTATTCAGAGCAACGATTTCAAAACGTTAACTGAGAATCAGGAAGTCGAATTTGGTATTGAGAACGGACCTAAAGGCCCTGCAGCTGTTCATGTAGTGGCACTTTGAGGTAGAAAATATTACAAACCATATTCACTTTAGATGCCCGTGTTGCCATGGTTCTCAGTATAGAACATCATCTTTTGATGTTTCTGACAGAAATCCTTTCGGGGCAAAATGTATCTTTTGTAAATCAATGATGATTACATTTGATAATATTTCACAATACTTAAATGTTAGCCATCTGTCGTTAGATTTAAGAAAGTGAAAATGAAGGCTCCTTCGGGAGCTTTTTTGCTTAGTGTCTAGTCGATGGATACTCACATATTACGGTAACATTATGAAAAAAATAATAGTTTTTTTTAACTCTGAACCAGCAATGGTAGTGCCAGTGATGACCGGAGTTAACACCATCATGCGTGAATATCCAAATGGCGAAACAACACACCTCACTGTAATGGCTGCAGGGTTTCCATCTCTGACCGGAGATCATAAAGTCATTTATGTAGCAGCGGATCGACATGTAACTTCAGAAGAAATTCTGGAAGCAGCAATGAGACTCTTGAATTGATTTGATTCTAATGCATTGATAATAAATGATAATCATCTTTATCTGTTTGTGTGAAATTTAGACCGTCGTATGTTGATTATTGCGATGTTTCATCTTATCTTTTATACGTTTGCTCCATATAATTGACACTACTGTGTACCAGGACAGTCATAACAGACTAAAAGAGGAAATGATGAACATTGAAGAGTTAAAAACAAAAACAGAAGCAGATATTTCTGAATATATAACAAAAAAAATCATTGAGCTTAAGAAAAAGACCGGGAAAGAAGTTACCAGTATCCAGTTTACTGCACGGGAAAAAATGACTGGTCTTGAAAGCTATGATATCAAGATTGATTTAATCTAGTATGTTTATAGTATTAGCATCAATTTCTCATCAGATGCTATTCAACAATACAAATTACCCATAAACCTCGTTTTTACGGGGTTTTGTTATATTTAAACATTACCGAATAGATATAAATCTCGATTGTCGATGGTATTGGTTGTGTGACAATACCTAGTCTTTCCGGTATACCTGAAGAGAATACAAATGACAGATTATGTAAGGGAAACGCGCTGAAACTTTCACTCTTTCATGCTGAGTGATTTGACGTTATATTTTTAGCCGCAAGTGAAGAGCAAACGCATGGAGCGACAAAATGCATAAAGATCAATACACTGATGCCCCCTCCCAGGAGCAGGTTCGTGTAAAAACTATGCTTAATAGCACCATTTCGATGGGTTACCCGGATGTTGTAATTGCATGTATAGAACATCAAGTGTCTCTGGAAGCATTCAGGGCAATTGAGGCAGCGTTGGTGAAGCACGATAAGAATTCGAAGGATTATTCCTTGGTGGTTGACTGATCACCATAACTGCTAACCATTCAAACTATTTCACCTGTGACAGAGTCAATATCGCATTCTGTCACTGTCAGGCTAATACAGAACTACAATTCAACTACTGCAATGCCTCGTAATTAGGTGAATTTACAATATCGTCCTGTTCGGATGCCAACTGCATTTCTGAGGATAAGGCGTTTATGACTCACATATTTGTCCCACACGCTCGCCAGTCCTGTGCGGGGTGGGAGGGGAGGTAAAGAAACCGGGATATTCATTCTTCATCACTTTTGATTGATGTATATGCTCTCTTTTCTGACGTTAGTCTCCGACGGCAGGCTTCAATGACCCAGGCTGAGAAATTCCCGGACCCTTTTTGATCAAGAGCGATGTTAATTTGTTCAATCATTTGGTTAGGAAAGCGGATGTTGCGGGTTGTTGTTCTGCGGGTTCTGTTCTTCGTTGACATGAGGTTGTCCCGTATTCTGTGTTGCTGATTTGTATTGTCTGAAGTTGTTTTTACGTTAAGTTGATGCGGATCAATTAATACGATACCTGCGTCATAATTGATTATTTGACGTGGTTTGATGGCGTACACGCACGTTGTGATATGTAGATGATAATTATTATCATTTTTCGGGTCCTTTCCGGCGATCCGACAGGTTACGGGGCGGCGACCTCGCGGTTTTTCACTATTTATGAAAATTTTCCGGTTTAAGGCGTTTCCGTTCTTCTTCGCCGTAACCTAATGTTTTTATTTAAAACACCCCCTGAAAAGAAAGGAAACGACAGGTGCTGAAAACGGGCTTTTTGGCCTCTGTCGTTTCCTTTCTCTGTTTTTGTCCGTGGAATGAACAATGGAAGTCAACAAAAAGCAGCTGGCTGATATTTTCGGTGCGAGTATCCGTACCATTCAGAACTGGCAGGAGCAGGGAATGCCCGTTCTGCGAGGCGGTGGCAAGGGTAATGAGGTGCTTTATGATTCTGCCGCCGTCATAAAATGGTATGCCGAAAGGGATGCTGAAATTGAGAACGAAAAGCTGCGCCGGGAGGTTGAAGAACTGCGGCTGGCCAGCGAGGCAGATCTTCACCCCGGAACACTTGAATTTGAGCGCCATCGCCTGACCCGTGCTCAGGCGACGGCGCAGGAACTGAAAAATGCCAAAGAATCGGCTGAAGTGGTGGAAACCGCATTCTGTACTTTCGTGCTGTCGCGTATAGCAAGGGAAATATCCAGTATTCTCGACGGTATTCCTCTGTCGGTGCAGCGACGTTTTCCTGAGCTGGATAACCGGCATATTGATTTCCTGAAACGGGATATCATCAAAGCCATGAACAAAGCAGCCGCGCTGGATGAACTGATACCGGGGTTGCTGAGTGAATATATCGAACAGTCAGGTTGACAGGCTGCGGCATTTTGTCCGCGCCGGGCTTCGTGCCCTGTTCAGGCCGGAGCCACAGACCGCCGTTGAATGGGCGGATGCCAATTACTATCTCCCGAAAGAATCCGCATACCAGGAAGGGCGCTGGGAAACACTGCCCTTTCAGCGGGCCATCATGAATGCGATGGGCAGCGACTACATCCGTGAGGTGAATGTGGTGAAGTCTGCCCGTGTCGGTTATTCCAAAATGCTGCTGGGTGTTTATGCCTACTTCATAGAGCATAAGCAGCGTAACACCCTTATCTGGCTGCCGACGGATGGTGATGCCGAAAACTTTATGAAAACCCACGTCGAGCCGACCATCCGTGATATTCCGTCGCTGCTGGCGCTGGCCCCGTGGTATGGCAAAAAGCACCGGGATAACACGCTCACCATGAAGCGTTTTTCCAATGGTCGTGGTTTCTGGTGCCTGGGCGGTAAAGCGGCAAAAAACTACCGTGAAAAGTCGGTGGATGTGGCGGGTTATGATGAACTTGCTGCCTTTGATGATGATATTGAACAGGAAGGCTCTCCGACGTTCCTGGGTGACAAGCGTATTGAAGGCTCGGTCTGGCCAAAGTCCATCCGTGGCTCCACGCCCAAAGTGAGAGGAACCTGCCAGATTGAGCGTGCAGCCAGTGAATCCCCGCATTTTATGCGTTTTCATGTTGCCTGCCCGCACTGCGGGGAGGAGCAGTATCTTAAATTTGGCGACAAAGAGACGCCGTTTGGCCTCAAATGGACGCCGGATGATCCCGCCAGCGTGTTTTATCTCTGCGAGCATAATGCCTGCGTCATCCGCCAGCAGGAGCTGGATTTCACTGATGCCCGTTATATCTGCGAAAAGACCGGGATCTGGACCCGTGATGGCATTCTCTGGTTTTCGTCATCCGGTGAAGAGATTGAACCGCCTGACAGTGTGACCTTTCACATCTGGACAGCGTACAGCCCGTTCACCACCTGGGTGCAGATTGTCAAAGACTGGATGAAGACGAAAGGGGATACGGGAAAACGTAAAACCTTCGTGAACACCACGCTCGGTGAGACGTGGGAAGCGAAAATCGGCGAACGTCCGGATGCTGAAGTGATGGCAGAGCGGAAAGAGCATTATTCAGCGCCCGTTCCTGACCGTGTGGCTTACCTGACCGCCGGTATCGACTCCCAGCTGGATCGCTACGAAATGCGCGTATGGGGATGGGGGCCGGGTGAGGAAAGCTGGCTGATTGACCGGCAGATTATTATGGGCCGCCACGACGATGAACAGACGCTGCTGCGTGTGGATGAGGCCATCAATAAAACCTATACCCGCCGGAATGGTGCAGAAATGTCGGTATCCCGTATCTGCTGGGATATTGGCGGGATTGACCCGACCATCGTGTATGAACGCTCGAAAAAACATGGGCTGTTCCGGGTGATCCCCATTAAAGGGGCATCCGTCTACGGAAAGCCGGTGGCCAGCATGCCACGTAAGCGAAACAAAAACGGGGTTTACCTTACCGAAATCGGTACGGATACCGCGAAAGAGCAGATTTATAACCGCTTCACACTGACGCCGGAAGGGGATGAACCGCTTCCCGGTGCCGTTCACTTCCCGAATAACCCGGATATTTTTGATCTGACCGAAGCGCAGCAGCTGACTGCTGAAGAGCAGGTCGAAAAATGGGTGGATGGCAGGAAAAAAATACTGTGGGACAGCAAAAAGCGACGCAATGAAGCACTCGACTGCTTCGTTTATGCGCTGGCGGCGCTGCGTATCAGTATTTCCCGCTGGCAGCTGGATCTCAGTGCGCTGCTGGCGAGCCTGCAGGAAGAGGATAGTGCAGCAACCAACAAGAAAACACTGGCAGATTACGCCCGTGCCTTATCCGGAGAGGATGAATGACGCGACAGGAAGAACTTGCCGCTGCCCGTGCGGCACTGCATGACCTGATGACAGGAAAACGGGTGGCAACAGTACAGAAAGACGGACGAAGGGTGGAGTTTACGGCCACTTCCGTGTCTGACCTGAAAAAATACATTGCGGAGCTGGAAGTGCAGACCGGCATGACACAGCGACGCAGGGGACCTGCAGGATTTTATGTATGAAAACGCCCACCATTCCCACCCTTCTGGGGCCGGACGGCATGACATCACTGCGTGAATATGCCGGTTATCACGGCGGTGGCAGCGGATTTGGTGGGCAGTTGCGGGCGTGGAATCCACCGAGTGAAAGTGTGGATGCAGCCCTGCTGCCCAACTTTACCCGTGGCAATGCCCGCGCGGACGATCTGGTACGCAATAACGGCTATGCTGCCAACGCCATCCAGCTGCATCAGGATCATATCGTCGGGTCTTTTTTCCGGCTCAGTCATCGCCCAAGCTGGCGCTATCTGGGCATCGGGGAGGAAGAAGCCCGTGCCTTTTCCCGCGAGGTTGAAGCGGCATGGAAAGAGTTTGCCGAGGACGACTGTTGCTGCATTGACGTTGAGCGAAAACGCACGTTCACCATGATGATTCGGGAAGGTGTGGCCATGCATGCCTTTAACGGTGAACTGTTCGTTCAGGCCACCTGGGATACCAGCCCGTCGCGACTGTTCCGGACACAGTTCCGGATGGTCAGTCCGAAGCGTATCAGCAACCCGAACAATACCGGCGACAGCCGGAACTGCCGTGCCGGTGTGCAGATTAATGACAGCGGTGCGGCGCTGGGATATTACGTCAGCGAGGACGGCTATCCTGGCTGGATGCCGCAGAAATGGACATGGATACCCCGTGAGTTACCCGGCGGGCGCGCCTCGTTCATTCACGTTTTTGAACCCGTGGAGGACGGGCAGACCCGCGGTGCAAATGTGTTTTACAGCGTGATGGAGCAGATGAAGATGCTCGACACGCTGCAGAACACGCAGCTGCAGAGCGCCATTGTGAAGGCGATGTATGCCGCCACCATTGAGAGTGAGCTGGATACGCAGTCAGCGATGGATTTTATTCTGGGCGCGAACAGTAAGGAGCAGCGGGACAAGCTGACCGGCTGGATTGGTGAAATTGCCGCGTATTACGCCGCAGCACCGGTCCGTCTGGGAGGCGCAAAAGTGCCGCACCTGATGCCGGGTGACTCACTGAACCTGCAGACGGCTCAGGACACGGATAACGGCTACTCCGTGTTTGAGCAGTCACTGCTGCGGTATATCGCTGCCGGACTGGGTGTCTCGTATGAGCAGCTTTCCCGGAATTACGCCCAGATGAGCTACTCCACGGCACGGGCCAGCGCGAACGAGTCGTGGGCGCACTTTATGGGGCGGCGAAAATTCGTCGCATCCCGTCAGGCGAGCCAGATGTTTCTGTGCTGGCTGGAAGAGGCCATCGTTCGCCGCGTGGTGACGTTACCTTCAAAAGCGCGCTTCAGTTTTCAGGAAGCCCGCAGTGCCTGGGGGAACTGCGACTGGATAGGCTCCGGTCGTATGGCCATCGATGGTCTGAAAGAAGTTCAGGAAGCGGTGATGCTGATAGAAGCCGGACTGAGCACCTACGAGAAAGAGTGCGCGAAACGCGGTGACGACTATCAGGAAATTTTTGCCCAGCAGGTCCGTGAAACGATGGAGCGCCGCGCAGCTGGTCTTAAACCGCCCGCCTGGGCGGCTGCAGCATTTGAATCCGGGCTGCGACAATCAACAGAGGAGGAGAAGAGTGACAGCAGAGCTGCGTAATCTCCCGCATATTGCCAGCATGGCCTTTAATGAGCCGCTGATGCTTGAACCCGCCTATGCGCGGGTTTTCTTTTGTGCGCTTGCAGGCCAGCTTGGGATCAGCCGCCTGACGGATGCGGTGTCCGGCGACAGCCTGACTGCCCAGGAGGCACTCGCGACGCTGGCATTATCCGGTGATGATGACGGCCCACGACAGACCCGCAGTTATCAGGTCATGAACGGCATCGCCGTGCTGCCGGTGTCCGGCACGCTGGTCAGCCGGACGCGGGCGCTGCAGCCGTATTCGGGAATGACCGGTTACAACGGCATTATCGCCCGTCTGCAACAGGCTGCCAGCGACCCGATGGTGGACGGCATTCTGCTCGATATGGACACGCCCGGCGGAATGGTGGCAGGGGCATTTGACTGCGCTGACATCATCGCCCGTGTGCGTGACATAAAGCCGGTATGGGCGCTGGCCAATGACATGAACTGCAGTGCAGGGCAGCTGCTTGCCAGCGCCGCCTCCCGGCGTCTGGTCACGCAGACCGCCCGGACAGGCTCCATCGGCGTCATGATGGCTCACAGTAATTACGGTGCTGCGCTGGAGAAACAGGGCGTGGAAATCACGCTGATTTACAGCGGCAGCCATAAGGTGGATGGCAACCCCTACAGCCATCTTCCGGATGACGTCCGGGAGACACTGCAGTCCCGGATGGATGCAACCCGCCAGATGTTTGCGCAGAAGGTGTCGGCATATACCGGCCTGTCCGTGCAGGCTGTGCTGGATACCGAGGCTGCAGTGTACAGCGGTCAGGAGGCCATTGATGCCGGACTGGCTGATGAACTTGTCAACAGCACCGATGCGATCACCGTTATGCGTGATGCACTGGATGCACGTAAATCCCGTCTCTCAGGAGGGCGAATGACCAAAGAGACTCAATCAACAACTGTTTCAGCCACTGCTTCGCAGGCTGACGTTACTGACGTGGTGCCAGCGACGGAGGGCGAAAACGCCAGCGCGGCGCAACCGGACGTGAACGCGCAGATCACCGCAGCGGTTGCGGCAGAAAACAGCCGCATTATGGGGATCCTCAACTGTGAGGAGGCTCACGGACGCGAAGAACAGGCGCGCGTTCTGGCAGAAACCCCCGGTATGACCGTGGAAACGGCCCGCCGCATTCTGGCCGCAGCACCACAGAGTGCACAGGCGCGCAGTGACACTGCGCTGGATCGTCTGATGCAGGGGGCACCGGCTCCGCTGGCTGCAGGTAACCCGGCATCTGATGCCGTTAACGATTTGCTGAACACACCAGTGTAAGGGATGTTTATGACGAGCAAAGAAACCTTTACCCATTACCAGCCGCTGGGCAACAGTGACCCGGCACATACGGCAACCGCGCCCGGCGGATTGAGTGCGAAAGCGCCTGCAATGACCCCGCTGATGCTGGACACCTCCACCCGTAAGCTGGTTGCGTGGGATGGCACTACCGACGGTGCTGCCGTTGGCATTCTGGCGGTTGATGCTGACCAGACCAGCACCACGCTGACGTTCTACAAGTCAGGCACGTTCCGTTATGAGGATGTGCTCTGGCCGGAGGCTGCCAGCGACGAGACGAAAAAACGGACCGCGTTTGCCGGAACGGCAATCAGCATCGTTTAACCTTACCCTTCATCACTAAAGGCCGCCTGTGCGGCTTTTTTACGGGATTTTTTTATGTCGATGTACACAACCGCCCAGCTGCTGGCGGCAAATGAGAAGAAATTTAAGTTTGATCCGCTGTTTCTGCGTCTCTTTTTCCGTGAGAGCTATCCCTTCACCACGGAGAAAGTCTATCTCTCACAAATTCCGGGACTGGTAAACATGGCGCTGTACGTTTCGCCGATTGTTTCCGGTGAGGTTATCCGATCCCGTGGCGGCTCCACCTCTGAATTTACACCGGGATATGTCAAACCCAAGCATGAGGTGAATCCGCAGATGACCCTGCGTCGCCTGCCGGATGAAGATCCACAGAATCTGGCGGACCCGGCTTACCGCCGCCGTCGCATCATCATGCAGAACATGCGAGACGAAGAGCTGGCCATTGCTCAGGTCGAAGAGATGCAGGCAGTTTCTGCCGTGCTTAAGGGCAAATACACCATGACCGGTGAAGCCTTCGATCCGGTTGAAGTGGATATGGGCCGCAGTGCGGCGAACAACATCACACAGTCCGGTGGTACGGAGTGGAGCAAGCGTGACAAGTCCACGTATGACCCGACCGACGATATCGAAGCCTACGCGCTGAACGCCAGCGGCGTGGTGAATATCATCGTGTTTGATCCGAAAGGCTGGGCGCTGTTCCGTTCCTTCAAAGCCGTCAAGGAGAAGCTGGATACCCGTCGCGGCTCTAATTCCGAGCTGGAGACAGCGGTAAAAGACCTGGGCGAAGCGGTGTCCTATAAGGGGATGTATGGCGATACGGCGATCGTCGTGTATTCCGGACAGTACGTGGAAAACGACGTCAAAAAGAACTTCCTGCCGGACAACACGATGGTGCTGGGGAACACTCAGGCACGCGGTCTGCGCACCTATGGCTGCATTCAGGATGCGGACGCACAGCGCGAAGGTATTAACGCCTCTGCCCGCTACCCGAAAAACTGGGTGACCACCGGCGATCCGGCGCGTGAGTTCACCATGATTCAGTCAGCACCGCTGATGCTGCTGGCTGACCCTGATGCGTTCGTGTCCGTACAACTGGCGTAATCATGGCCCTTCGGGGCCATTTTCTCTCTGTGGAGGAGTCCATGACGAAAGATGAACTGATTGCCCGTCTCCGCTCGCTGGGTGAACAACTGAACCGTGATATCAGCCTGACGGGGACGAAAGAAGAACTGGCGCTCCGTGTGGCAGAGCTGGAAGAAGAGCTTGATGACACGGGCGACACTGCCGGTCAGGATACCCCTCTCAGCCCGGAAAATGTGCTGACCGGACATGAAAATGAGGTTGTATCAGCGCAGCCGGATACCGTGACTGATACGGCTGATCTGGTCACGGTTGTGGCACTGGTGACGCTGCATACTGATGCACTTCACGCCACGCGGGATGAGGCTGTGGCATTTGTGCTGCCGGGAACGGCGTTCCGTGTCTCTGCCGGTGTGGCAGCTGAAATGACAGAGCGCGGCCTGGCCAGAATGCAATAACGGGAGGCGCTGTGGCTGATTTCGATAACCTGTTCGATGCTGCCATTGCCTGCGCCGATGAAACGATACGCGGGTACATGGGAACGTCAGCCACCATGACATCCGGTGAGCAGTCCGGTGCTGTGATACGTGGTGTTTTTGATGACCCTGAAAATATCAGCTATGCCGGACAGGGCGTGCGCGTTGAAGGCTCCAGCCCGTCCCTGTTTGTCCGGACTGATGATGTGCGGCAGCTGCGGCGCGGCGACACGCTGATCATCGGTGAGGAAAACTTCTGGATAGACCGGATTTCGCCGGATGATGGCGGAAGCTGTCATCTCTGGCTTGGTCGGGGCGTACCGCCTGCCGTTAACCGTCGCCGCTGAAAGGGGGATGTATGGCCATAAAAGGTCTTGAGCAGGCCGTTGAAAACCTCAGCCGTATCAGCAGAACGGCGGTGCCCGGTGCCGCCGCAATGGCCATTAACCGCGTTGCTTCATCCGCGATATCGCAGTCGGCGTCACAGGTTGCCCGTGAGACAAAGGTACGCCGGAAACTGGTAAAGGAAAGGGCCAGGCTGAAAAGGGCCACGGTCAAAAATCCGCAGGCCAGAATCAAGGTTAACCGGGGGGATTTGCCCGTAATAAAGCTGGGTAACGCGCGGGTTGTCCTGTCCCGACGCAGGCGTCGTAAAAAGGGGCAGCGTTCATCCCTGAAAGGTGGCGGCAGCGTGCTTGTGGTGGGAAACCGTCGTATTCCCGGCGCGTTTATTCAGCAACTGAAAAATGGCCGGTGGCATGTCATGCAGCGTGTGGCCGGGAAAAACCGTTACCCCATTGATGTGGTGAAAATCCCGATGGCGGTGCCGCTGACCACGGCGTTTAAACAGAATATTGAGCAGATACGGCGTGAACGTCTTCCGAAAGAGCTGGGCTATGCGCTGCAGCATCAACTTAGGATGGTAATAAAGCGATGAAACATACTGATATCCGTGCAGCCGTACTGGATGCACTGGAGAGGCATGACACCGGGGCGACGTTTTTTGATGGTCGCCCCGCTGTTTTTGATGAGGCGGATTTTCCGGCAGTTGCCGTTTATCTCACCGGCGCTGAATACACGGGCGAAGAGCTGGACAGCGATACCTGGCAGGCGGAGCTGCATATCGAAGTTTTCCTGCCTGCTCATGTGCCGGATTCAGAGCTGGATGCGTGGATGGAGTCCCGGATTTATCCGGTGATGAGCGATATCCCGGCACTGTCAGATTTGATCACCAGTATGGTGGCCAGTGGCTATGACTACCGGCGCGACGATGATGCGGGCCTGTGGAGTTCAGCCGATCTGACTTATGTCATTACCTATGAAATGTGAGGACGATATGCCAACACCAAATCCTCTGGCACCGGTGAAAGGGGCCGGGACCACACTGTGGGTTTATAACGGGAGCGGCGACCCTTACGCAAACCCGCTTTCAGACGTTGACTGGTCGCGTCTGGCAAAGGTTAAAGACCTGACGCCCGGCGAACTGACCGCTGAGTCCTATGACGACAGCTATCTCGATGATGAAGATGCGGACTGGACTGCGACCGGACAGGGGCAGAAATCAGCCGGAGATACCAGCTTCACGCTGGCGTGGATGCCCGGAGAGCAGGGGCAGCAGGCGCTGCTGGCGTGGTTTAATGAAGGTGATACCCGTGCCTATAAAATCCGCTTCCCGAACGGCACGGTCGATGTGTTCCGCGGCTGGGTCAGCAGCATCGGTAAGGCGGTGACAGCGAAGGAAGTGATCACCCGTACGGTGAAGGTCACCAATGTGGGCCGTCCGTCAATGGCAGAAGATCGCAGTACGGTGACGGCGGCAACCGGTATGACCGTGACGCCTGCCAGCTCCTCGGTGGTGAAAGGGCAGAGCACCACGCTGACCGTGGCCTTCCAGCCGGAAGGCGCAACCGACAAGAGCTTCCGTGCGGTGTCTGCGGATAAAACAAAAGCCACCGTGTCGGTCAGTGGTATGACCATCACCGTGAAAGGTGTTGCTGCAGGCAAGGTCAACATTCCGGTCGTATCCGGTAATGGTGAGTTTGCTGCGGTTGCAGAAATCAACGTCACCGCCAGTTAATCCGGAGAATCAGCGATGTTCCTGAAAACCGAATCATTTGAACATAACGGCGTGACCGTCACGCTTTCTGAACTGTCAGCCCTGCAGCGTATTGAGCATCTCGCCCTGATGAAACGGCAGGCAGAACAGGCGGAGTCAGACAGCAACCGGAAGTTTACTGTGGAAGACGCCATCAGAACCGGTGCTTTTGTGGTGGCGATGTCCCTGTGGCATAACCATCCACAGAAGACAAAGCAGCCGTCCATGAATGAAGCCGTTAAACAGATTGAGCAGGAAGTGCTTACCACCTGGCCCGCGGAGGCAATTTCTCATGCTGAAAACGTGGTGTACCGGCTGTCCGGTATGTATGAGTTTGTGGTGAATGATACTCCTGAACAGGCAGATGACGCCGGGCCTGCAGAGCCTGTTTCTGCGGGAAAGTGTTCGACGGTGAGCTGAGTTTTGCCCTGAAACTGGCGCGTGAGATGGGGCGACCTGACTGGCGCGCCATGCTTGCCGGGATGTCATCCACAGAGTATGCCGACTGGCACCGCTTTTACAGTACCCATTATTTTCATGATGTTCTGCTGGATATGCACTTTTCCGGGCTGACGTACACTGTGCTCAGCCTGTTTTTCAGCGATCCGGATATGCATCCGCTGGATTTCAGTTTGCTGAACCGGCGTGAGGCTGACGAAGAGCCTGAAGATGATGTGCTGATGCAGAAAGCGGCAGGGCTTGCCGGAGGCGTCCGCTTTGCCCCGGACGGAAATGAAGTTATCCCCGCTTCCCCGGATATGGCGGGCATGACGGAGGATGACGTAATGCTGATGACAGTATCAGAAGGGATCGCAGGAGGAGTCCGGTATGGCTGAACCGGTAGGCGATCTGGTCGTTGATTTAAGTCTGGATGCGGCCAGATTTGACGAGCAGATGGCCAGAGTCAGGCGTCATTTTTCCGGTACGGAAAGTGATGCGAAAAAAACAGCGGCAGTCGTTGAACAGTCGCTGAGCCGGCAGGCGCTGGCTGCACAGAAAGCGGGGATTTCCGTCGGGCAGTATAAAGCCGCCATGCGTATGCTGCCTGCACAGTTCACCGACGTGGCCACGCAGCTTGCAGGCGGGCAAAGCCCGTGGCTGATCCTGCTGCAACAGGGGGGTCAGGTGAAGGACTCCTTCGGCGGGATGATCCCCATGTTCCGGGGGCTTGCCGGTGCGATCACCCTGCCGATGGTCGGGGCCACCTCGCTGGCGGTGGCGACCGGTGCGCTGGCGTATGCCTGGTATCAGGGCAACTCAACCCTGTCCGATTTCAACAAAACGCTGGTCCTTTCCGGCAATCAGTCGGGGCTGACGGCAGATCGTATGCTGGTCCTGTCCAGAGCCGGGCAGGCGGCAGGGCTGATGTTTAACCAGACCAGCGAGTCACTCAGCGCACTGGTTAAGGCGGGGGTAAGCGGTGAGGCTCAGATTGCGTCCATCAGCCAGAGTGTGGCGCGTTTCTCTTCTGCATCCGGCGTGGAGGTGGACAAGGTCGCTGAAGCCTTCGGGAAGCTGACCACTGACCCGACGTCGGGGCTGACGGCGATGGCGCGCCAGTTCCATAACGTGACGGCGGAGCAGATTGCGTATGTTGCTCAGTTGCAGCGTTCCGGCGATGAATCCGGGGCATTGCAGGCGGCGAACGAGGCCGCAACGAAAGGGTTTGATGACCAGACCCGACGCCTGAAAGAGAACATGGGCACGCTGGAAACCTGGGCAGACAGGACAGCACGGGCATTCAAATCCATGTGGGATGCGGTGCTGGATATTGGTCGTCCTGATACCGCTCAGGAGATGCTGATTAAGGCAGAGGCTGCGTTTAAGAAAGCGGACGACATCTGGAATCTGCGCAAGGATGATTATTTTGTTAACGATGAAGCGCGGGCGCGTTACTGGGATGATCGTGAAAAGGCCCGTCTTGCGCTTGAAGCCGCCCGAAAGAAGGCTGAACAGCAGAGTCAACAGGACAAAAATGCGCAGCAGCAGAGCGATACCGAAGCATCACGGCTGAAATATACCGAAGAGGCGCAGAAGGCTTACAAACGGCTGCAGACGCCGCTGGAGAAATATACCGCCCGTCAGGAAGAACTGAACAAGGCACTGAAAGACGGGAAAATCCTGCAGGCAGATTACAACACGCTGATGGCGGCGGCGAAAAAGGATTATGAAGCGACGCTGAAAAAGCCGAAACAGTCCGGCGTGAAGGTGTCTGCGGGCGATCGTCAGGAAGACAGTGCTCATGCTGCCCTGCTGACGCTTCAGGCAGAACTCCGGACGCTGGAGAAGCATGCCGGAGCAAATGAGAAAATCAGCCAGCAGCGCCGGGATTTGTGGAAGGCGGAGAGTCAGTTCGCGGTACTGGAGGAGGCGGCGCAACGTCGCCAGCTGTCTGCACAGGAGAAATCCCTGCTGGCGCATAAAGATGAGACGCTGGAGTACAAACGCCAGCTGGCTGCACTTGGCGACAAGGTTACGTATCAGGAGCGCCTGAACGCGCTGGCGCAGCAGGCGGATAAATTCGCACAGCAGCAACGGGCAAAACGGGCCGCTATTGATGCGAAAAGCCGGGGGCTGACTGACCGGCAGGCAGAACGGGAAGCCACGGAACAGCGCCTGAAGGAACAGTATGGCGATAATCCTCTGGCGCTGAATAACGTCATGTCAGAGCAGAAAAAGACCTGGGCGGCTGAAGACCAGCTTCGCGGGAGCTGGATGGCAGGCCTGAAGTCCGGCTGGAGTGAGTGGGAAGAGAGCGCCACGGACAGTATGTCGCAGGTAAAAAGTGCAGCCACGCAGACCTTTGATGGTATTGCACAGAATATGGCAGCGATGCTGACCGGCAGTGAGCAGAACTGGCGCAGCTTCACCCGTTCCGTGCTGTCCATGATGACAGAAATTCTGCTTAAGCAGGCAATGGTGGGGATTGTCGGGAGTATCGGCAGCGCCATTGGCGGGGCTGTTGGTGGCGGCGCATCCGCGTCAGGCGGTACAGCCATTCAGGCCGCTGCGGCGAAATTCCATTTTGCAACCGGAGGATTTACGGGAACCGGCGGCAAATATGAGCCAGCGGGGATTGTTCACCGTGGTGAATTTGTCTTCACGAAGGAGGCAACCAGCCGGATTGGCGTG